ATATTAAAGGTAAGTTGCGCAACGGCGTAACGACCGTAGTGTTTACAAAGAAAGACGGCTCTGAGCGAACGATGAAGTGTACGCTCAATGAATCATTTATCCCGCAAGAACAACGACCTAAAGAAGGAAGCACTCACAAAGTGAATGACTCTGTGCTTGCGGTGTTTGACATTGAGAAGCAGGGCTGGAGATCTTTTACGATTACAGATGTTAAGAGTGTACAATAACATCTCGCTGTGATATAATAATATTTTAATAAGGGAAAAACATGGCTCGCATTAAGATCAATGGTGAAAACTTTAAACCACCTAAGAAGCGTATCTCTAATCCACTTATGCTGGATGAGAAGTACACAGGTGAAGAACCTAACTTTATGGGCGTTGAGTTTAAAGATGAGAGTGAACGCAACATTGCTCTGATGCGAGCATTCCATTATTATAATTATTTCAACAGCGGTAAAGTCTTTAAAAAGGATCTAATTAAATATGCTAAAGATGAACTTAAGTACTCTAAAGACAGAATCGATTTACTTAATGCATCGCCTGATTGGGCTAGTCAACTACAATCCGGAGCTCTTCTCAGGATGCGTGGCCGTGGCTTTGCTATTCGTGATTCTGAATACCTAAAGATCAACGAAACAATCAAAAACATGGAGCGCCTTGGGATTAAGAAACTCAAGGAAGAGGTTGCTGAAGAAAATAAACAAGCTGCAGCGCCTGTCATCTCCGTGCAAGATAGGATCAAAGCAAAGGTTGGTGAAACAATCCTAGAGGATCTTGACTATATGCTTGACGATTGGATTAAAGGTGATTCACCTTCAATCGATGTATATGAGGGCATGAAAGCCCACCTTTTGCCGTCTCAAGCGTCCAAGTACGTAGTCGAATGGGCTACAAAGTACCGCGACGAGTTGCAAGCGAGTATAGATAAACTAGATGACCAAGTTGTTGAAGGCTATAGTCATCTTTCCACAAAGAGGAAAAAGGAATTCCTCAAGTGGTATGAGGGGATCATTGCAGACGCTCAGCGATTTGGTAGCAATACTAAAACTGTCCGCAAGGCCCGTACCAAAAAACCCGTATCTCTCGAGAAGCAAATCTCGAAGCTTAAGTATTTGAAGGAGTCGCCCGAGAACAAACTAGTTTCTATCAATCCGTCTCAGATCATTGGCGCAACGGAACTATGGACTTACAATGTTAAGTACAAAGCGTTAACCCGATATATCGCTGAGTCAGGTATGGGATTTGAAATCAAGGGCACGACCCTAATCAAATACGACACCAATACATCCCAAACGCGTAAACTACGCAAGCCTGAACAAACACTGGCCGAGGTACTATCGTCTGCAAAGACAAAAGGTATCAAGGCATTCAGTGCGCTAACTACTAAGCCAAGCACACCGAATGGACGGATAAACGAAGATACGATTATCCTAAAGGCAAGTAAATGAAAATAAAACCATCGGCTGTACTGAACATAGTTTTAGTGTTATCTCTGATAACAGTTATGGCAGTTTCAGCAAAGGAAATGGTAACACCAATCCCACTTAATGAGAAAGACGTATACTGTCTAACGCGTAACGCGTACTATGAAGCGAAAGGCGACTCACAGATGTCTCAGATCGCCGTAACGCACGTGGTGTTAAACCGACTAAACAACGAGAAGTTTCCCAAAGACACATGTGAAGTTGTGTACCAAAAGAACAGAGATCAAAATAGACAGGTTACTGTTTGTCAGTTCTCTTGGTACTGCGATCAAACATTGATGGGAAGAAAAGTAGACGCTAAAACATGGGAAGAATCTTTGACTGCTGTAAAGAAAGCGTTAAAGATTTATTATCAAAAAGGTGTGGACGTAACTGAAGGCGCAACGTATTACCACGCTAACTACGTTAATCCAGGTTGGAGACACCTAGAAAAAGTGACGTCAATCGGCAGTCACATATATTATAAAGAGAGTGAAAATGGAACAACCGGAAGGTCTACATACCAAAAAGTCGTTTTCAGAACTAATTGAAAAGAAAGTAAGAGAGGATCGATCGACTTACCTCGAGGCAATCATTGATACATGCCAAGAGAGGATGATCGATCCTGAAGACATCGTTAAGTTATTGAGTAATCCTATTAAAGCAAAGTTAGAAGCTGAAGGGATGAACCTTGGTTATTTGAAGAGGACGAATGAATTACCATTCGAGTGATGGATTTAATGCGTACAGAATTTACATCGCCATTAAGTTACACTTTGAATCGAAGACGTATGACTATTTCAAGTATAATGGAAAGTCAAGCGTAACGCCAAAGTCTTTCTTTGCGAGGCGAGATAAATTCTTTTTTGCAAAGCTTGTGAGGAAGTATGGAGTCGATGAACTGCCGTACTTCTTTGCATGCAACTTTGCTCATAGTGGTACGAAGTGGGTAGGTAGCATGACGGACGATCAGGCTGATGATACGTACAAAGCGTATAAGGCCTTGTTGGAATCATTCACCTATCGCTTTAAGAACGATATATATAAATTATTAAGCGAAACAGACTTCAAAAGTTTATTTGTCATTGAAGACGGTCAGTACCCTGCGATAGTGAAGAGCTTGATGCAGGATAACATACCGCTTGAATCTTTTGTTGTATTGAATCGCTACTTGAACTTCATGCCTAAGTTCGACAACGAGATTAAGGATCCAATCGTTTGGCCTGATCTCTCGTTGAAGATACGTAAGTATGATAAGTTCATAACGGTGAATAACTCGAAAGTTGCAGAGGCGCTAAAAGATTGTTTACAATCAAACGCCACTGTGATATAATAGTTATTCCATACTCTGGTAAACATTGCTAATATAAAGGAACATACATATGTCACTAGCAGCACTCAAGAAAAATCGCATGAGCGATATCAATAAACTCGTCGCAGCAGCTGAGAAAGTCAGCGGAGGCGGCGCAGGTCAAGAAAAATCCTATGAAGATAATCGATTCTGGAAGCCTGAGGTAGACAAAGCAGGTAACGGCTACGCTGTTATTCGTTTTCTCCCAGCTCCTGAAGGTGAGGATCTACCTTGGACTCGTTATTGGGATCATGGCTTTCAAGGTCCTGGTGGTTGGTACATCGAGAAGTCTCTGACTTCAATTGGTCAGAACGACCCAGTCGGTGAGCTTAACACCAAGCTTTGGAACAGTGGATTGGATAGCGATAAGGAAATTGCACGTAAGCAGAAGCGTCGTCTTCACTACGTTGCTAACGTACTCGTCGTAAGCGATCCAGCACATCCTGAGAACGAAGGTAAGGTATTCCTATACCAATTCGGTAAGAAGATCTTTGATAAGATGATGGACGTAATGCAACCTCAATTCCAAGACGAGGAACCCGTTAATCCATTCGATCTTTGGGAAGGCGCAAACTTTAAGCTTAAGATTCGTAACGTTGAGGGTTACCGCAACTACGATAAGTCTGAGTTCGATAAGCAAAGCGCTGTGTCAAACGATGAATCTGAGTTGGAAGACATCTATGGTAAGGTGTACACACTCAAGGACTTCACTGACTCAAAGAACTATAAGTCTTATGAAGAACTAAAAGCCAAGCTCGAGCGAGTCCTTGGTGGAAGTGCACCACGCACTACTGCTGAGTCCATCACTCTTGATGAGCAATCTTCAAGTCCAACGGCGCGTACAGCGGCTCCTAAGTTCTCACCTGTTGAAGCCGGTGAAGACGACGGTAACGACGATACTCTAAGCTACTTCAGTAAGTTGGCTAACGAGGCGTAATTGCCGGGAGTTTATAAGAAAAAGAACTGCCCTAACTGCGGTGTCGAACATCGCGGCCGTGGGCAGTTTTGTTCTATCCCGTGTTCAAACTCATTCCGAGAAGTAAAGCAAGAAACAAAAGACAAGATATCCGAGATTCAAAAAGAGTACGGAGCCATGACGGCTGCGAGACAAAGGAAGATCGGACAAGACAACGAGAAACGTAAGAAGGGCGAATACGTCCTACAAGACGAAGACTGGTGTATCATCCCTCCAGGCGGTGATGAGGATGATGGCCTAGTCCTGTAAGTGTACAGCGAGCATTAACTGTGGTATAATATTGATATGATCGATGAGAAAGAAACTTGTGACAGACTCCTAGCGGCCATGCTTGGTTCGTGGGATCATGTTGAGAAGTGGTGGACGAGTCCCAACAAAGCTTTTGATGGGAAGCATCCTATTGATGTGTTTAGCGTTGATAAGAAAAAAGTTATCAACTACCTGTTTCACCATGCCTATGCTGGTGGAGGATCTTAATGATGAACTTAGACGATTTTGAAATGAACCTCGATAGAATCATTGTGGATAAAAAGATTCACAGCATGATTCGACTACTTGCAGTCGAGATTCAAAGGAACCCATACATCACCGTTGGTGAGTGGTTGAAGTCAATGAATGACGATGAGTGCGAATCCCTATGTGATCACTTAGTGGAGTCGGACAGCGCCGACTCGATGAGCGACCTGATCCTACTCGGCATCATGCTAACGAGGACTGAATCCGTATTCATTGAGACGGACTCGGACTTGGCTCAAGCGGCCAGCAAGATGCGTATGTTCTTATCCATCTCGAGTCTACATCGTAAGGGATTCGTCATAGCTAGGTATGAGAACATGTCCTTTGGCGAGGACGCCGATAAATTAATCATAGCGGAGAAGATAGATGAGTGATTATGCGCCAGACTTATGGGTCATGGCTAAGATGACTCATGATAAGGAAACCATCTACAAGGTCTTTGGATCTTGGTATGGTGGTTGGGCGGGCAGCGACTCGTGGAAGCTATCATCGGGCGTTACGAAGATCATTGAGCATGAGAATCACTACGAAGTCCATAACGTGAGTGGATCCATCTATGACTGCGGTAAGAATAACATCGGCATGAGTGGATACGCTTCTGGCGTTTGGAAGAACTTCCTTAGAAAGCAGGAAGACGGTAAGTACAAGCTTGAGGAGATAGACATCAAGGAAGTACAACTACCCGTGGTCTTTGAGTGGGACCAGTGGAGACCAAGTAAGGACATAACATGAAGGTACATCTACACAGTGAAGATATTGATCGCATCAAGGCGTTGATGGAATCCTTAGACTACGACGGTAACTTTGAGCTCGAGGTAGACAACTCATCGGGCATTGGATCGGTGGTGAAGGTGCACGTACCGCAGATGATTAACTGCTTAGAGGGTACATTTACGTTTACTATATCAAGCGTGGAGAATTGGTAACATGAGTGAAGGACCTGTAAGAGAGCTAAACTGGTGGGAGCATTACCCACTACATCAAATCTGGTGTAACGACTACTGCCCATTGTTTCCACGATTCGATTATCGTGAAGGTGATGAGTGGAACGCCAACAACTGGTCTCTGCACTGGTTGATCTTTCACATCTGGACGATGGAGCACGCCTCTTTTGGACTGGACTGTGG